TAGTGAGATCAATGCAATGGAGATTTATTTCAATCCTACATCCGGAACTCTTAACAACTTAAATGATGTTAAGACGGAGTCTTTAAGGGTTGGGTTAAGTACCGTTCTGTTAGATATCAATGCAAGTACATTTGACATTTTAACTAATGTTGTGTCAACAGGAAACCTTACCTTAAGTGGCGCAGGTTTATTTAGAAATGATGTAGACCCACAAACTCTTAATGATACATTTTCAGGTCCTTCATTAACAATTTCGGTTGGTACGAGTACCGCCATTCCACCTTACACAATAGAAAGGGTTGGTAATTCAAATACCTCAGCCTTAACTATTGAACTTAACGATGGTGCAATTGGTCAAGAAATTTTCTTTGTGTATTCAGAAGCAACTACTGGTATGGTTGAAATTACAGGTGCAGTGAATCCTTTAATTTTACCTGGTGCTGGAGCAACACCAACGGTTCAATTGAATGCGCAAGGAAAGAGTGTACATTTGTTATGTGTTGATGATGGAACTGGTAACGGTGATTGGTATGTAGTTGGAGGAACTGGATATACTATCGTTTAATAAAAAATTAAAGACTAAATGGCTACGACGCCCTTAATAAAAACACCACAAGCAGATGGAGGTACATTTTATACCTTTTCATCTTCAGCAAGAGACCTATCTAAGACTCTAAATAATGATAATCTTAGACTGGTCTTTTCTAAGTTTGTGCTTTTAAATATTCCGGATTTTGATAGATTAGATCCTACCACGTTTAGTAATTATGAAAACTATATGCAATTTGATACCATTGATGGTATGATTGCAAACGGTGGACTAAAAGGAGATCCAAATGTTAACTGGGCGGAGAGCTTTCAAAACTATGCTCTTAATCTTGAAGAGCTAATCATAAGCGATCCTGATTATGATAACGCTGAAAGAAGGTCTGTTTCCGAGAGGGTCTTCTTTAAGTGGTTAAAAGAAACAGGAGCCATCCGATTTAGAGAAGCCACTACCCTAGAAAAAAGTGGAGCTGTTACAGGTTCTGTGTTTGTAGAAGAAGATGAAAAAACAAGTGGCACAATACAGTATAGAAGAGTAGTAAAGTACATAGGAGATATTGATATTGTAAATAATGTAGACCGGGCCGGAGAAGCTTATACGGAATTATATATTAATGTACCTACAGAGGTGGGTGGCACTCCTACAATCCTCTTTAACACGGTGTCTGATAATAACTATCAGCCTGGCTTAAAGATTCAAGGAGAAGACGAATATATTCTAGGTAGAGGAACCAGTACAATACATCCACAAGGTTTAGATTTATTTGCATTTTATGATTACGATCAACCTTTGTTAGGAGGAGGTCCTGCAGGATATACTGATCCAAATGCAAACTGGATGAATGAATCAACTCCACCTAATACAACTGATGCATACTTTACAGAACCTACTACATTTAATAGCGCTCTTAATGTTGACATAAGAAAATATCCTGCTGATTATGGAAGTCCTGCAGGGTATGCAGGTTCTGCGTATAGAAGATCTGAATTAGACGGTATCTCTGTTGACTTTGCGCCTGGTGACTATCAGCAGATTGTACAAGATCCTACAATTTCTACCATATCTCAGTTTAACGGTATTGACTTATCATCAACGTTTGAATTTAATGCTGTCTTAGTTTATTATGACCTGGTAGATTTAAGTAATAGAAATAATACCGTAACTAACTTGTATGGTATTTTACTCTTAGATAATATCACGCCTACGACGGATGGTGGTTATATCCAAAGATATCCTAAGTATAAGCCTAATAGAGTTACTGGACAAAACGGTAACAGCTACGGGTTTAAAATTAATTTAAGATTTGATGCATCACCAGGAACGGCTGGCATTGACACGATTGTTAATGATTACAACACTTTCTCAATGGGCCTATTCGCCGATGCAACTGCGCAATTACAGGAATCGGCAAAAATTTTCCAAAGACAACAGATTGAAATATCTGACATAGAAAGTAGATTATTAGGATTAGAAAATACTATAAATGCAATTAGTACTTCTACTTCTTTACAGAGTCAATTGGATAGTATTCAAACGCAACTTAATAATGCAAGTCTTTCTTTTGCAAGTGAAAGTAGCTTATTAGATTTAATTGCTAAAAACTCTGATGATATCCAATCATTGGCAAACGGAAATGTTTCTCAGACACTTCAGTATAATACTGATGTACTTAGATCAGGTCCTGGTATCAGATTAAATAAAAATACACCTAACCAGGTAAGAGTAGATCTGGTTACTCAACAATATACCTTTATGATCCCATTTGATGAAAATGGAGATCAAATAACAGTAACTAATCCACTGGATCTAAATGTTATCTCGCCAAAGGCATACGCCGAATTGGTACCTTTTACTAATATGTTAAGGCTTGATACAATAAACAATCCTAACGGTGACTTACTAATATACATTGATGATACCGATACACAGTGGTTGGTTGGACAAACTATTAGGCTTACTTTTAATAACACGGTTAATCTTTCATCCAGAAATGTCAGTATATTTACTGATGCACCTGGAAGATTAAATCAAGGGACTTATGGTAAGCTTATCGCAAATATTACAGGTAGCGAATTAGGAACCAAGCCTATTATTGAATTAATATGTACCGAGCAAGGTATTCTAAATTTCGTATATGATATCATCAAATAAATAATAAAAGTATAAAATCTGATGGCCGAACAAAATTCAATATCAACTCTGTTACCTGAACTGTTAAGACTTTTTAACAATTCATTAGAGAGTTTTGAAAAAGTAAATCAAGCAGTAACCTCAAATAGAGATTCTGTAACGATTAACTTACAAACAGAAGATGGGACTAACCAAAGGGTTACTGTTCCTTCGTTTGGCTTTCTTAAGAACTCTATTGATAGACTCGATGCAAATGTTAATACTATAACAAATGTTACAGGTGCAGGAAGTTCAATAAGATTATCTGATGGTACTTTTAGAAAGTTAGTTTTAGCAAAGCTTCCAACCGAAGCACCGGATTTAACAGGATTAAATACTGTTAATGAATTTAACATTAAACCTAACTGGTTTTTTGAAGAACTTATTAACCCATTATTATATGTATCATTTGATCTAACCGGTCAGGTTCCTATTGATACCGAAAGGGCTATCATAAGAAGATATATTTTAGATACAAACACGCAAAGTAAGATACAGTTTTTTGACAATAACTACAATGGTAGATCTGAAATTAACTATGATACATTCTTACAGAATATAGTAGAGAGAAACATATCTTATGTTTTAGATGAAGCTGTTGTTGATTTGCCACCTAGAGTAAAAAGATACAGTGGTAAATTTGGAGTTACAAGAATATCCGAAACCGATTTTACAGAAGAGATTAATGGTGTAACTGTAACTACAAAGAAGAAACAGTATAAACTCACTAAGTTATTTTATACCGATGCAGAAGCAGACTTTCCTGATACGATACAACTTAAAGTAGGTGATTCTTTAGAGGTTGTTTCTAATCCTATTGATACCAGGTACATTGTAAAGAATGTTGATTCTAGTACAAATACAGTTATCTTAGATTTAGTTGAAGGCAGCAAGCCAATTCAATTAGGTGCTGATATTTTAAAAATATCTTCTACTTTAAATGATAATGTTCAGGTTGATGTAACTGTCGGTTTTAATGAAAGATGTGTAACCTTTGTAAAGCCAATTGATCCTGATTCAAAGATCCCTTCGGTTAACTGGTCTCCAGGCTCAGGTTTTTATACAAATACATTAACTACTATTGCTAGTGATGGAACCTTGCAAACTCTATCTGACTATTATCAAAGAAATGCAGTTGACTTTGGAAGATTCTTATTATCATTTGCGCAGGATAAGTTGCCTACAAGTAGAGAAGGTTTAATACCTAATTCTCCTACTTTATCCGCTACTGATTTTAAAGTAAAGTTAATTAATGGACAGGTAACAAACGCTGACGCTATTGTTCAATTAGAAGATCTTAATAACCAAAAGAATACATTAGAAGCAAGTATTAAAGAACTTGATTCTGCTATTTCACAGACAAGAACAAAGTTACAGACTACTAATTATGCTACAGATGTAGAACGTTCGGCTGATAAGAATGCTTTACAAGGATTGATAACCGAGAGATCTTCTAATGCCCAATTGTATTCTTCTGTTGTAAAAGAAATTGACGCAAAGAGTAAAGATAATTCCGTAGGTAGTGTAACTCCTAAATATAGAGTTAGAGGATTTTGGCCAATGCCTGCTGAAAAGTCCAGCCCTGCAACTGGACCACAATCAATTATTAAGTTTAAGATTAGATACCGATACCTTTCTCAGGATGGCGCTGCTAATCCAGTTGATCAATTTACATTTGAGGATGGTCAAACCAGAAGCCAAGGCGCATTCTCAAATTGGGAAATTGTTGAAAGTGTATTAAGACCTAGATATAAAAATAGTATAACCGGTCTTTATGAATGGGCACCTATAGATAATGATAATGCTGATGCAAATAACATTAACCAATTAGATGTACCAATTAGAAAGGGAGAAATTGTAGAAGTACAGGTTAAATCTATTTCAGAGGCCGGTTGGCCATCTAATCCAATCGAAAGCGATTGGTCAATTGCAACTAGGATTGAGTTTCCTGCAGATTTAAGTTCCGATAATGCAATTGAATCTATTTTGAATCAAAATGCTGAGGATCTTGCTAAAGTTAGTTTACAAGAACAATTAGATGCACAAGGAATTAATGATCATTTAAGTAGTTCATTTATTTCAAATGAAAAATATTATGCCCACGGCGCAACTGTAATTGCATCTGGATTTTTATCTGAAAACCAAACACCAATTGACCTATTTACCAAGCTTAGTGAAATGCAAGCTAGGCTTGATGAATTTGCAGAGATTCTTAGAAATGCTGCAGGCGAATTGGTTGTTACCTTATTGGATGATCAAGGCAATGTTAATAGACTTAACAAGAATGCTACAACTAAAATCTTTGCAGGATTTTACTTTAATGAAGTTAAAGATCTGGATGATCCTAGAGGAGCGGTTGTTACTAAAACATTCTTTATTAACCTTGCTAACAATGAACAAACTGGATTACGATTAATCTCCAGAATTGCAGGTTCTAGAACTAGAATGGTAAAACAATCAGAGAATCCTTCATATAGTTTATCTGAAGCGCAAGGCGGTAGTGTAATTTTACCAGCAACATATACATGGCTTGATAACAGTGCTGCTAATCAGAGCAATAGTAAAGCTACATATGATACCAATGATAGTGATTATAATACTATTCGTAAGTATGATCTAACACCTTTACTATTAACTAATCCTACTGTTGATTCTACTAATAGGTTTGGTCAGGATATATCTCTTGCGCCATACCAATCGGCACAGAATAAGAATCAAATTTTATACTCAAGATTTCAGGATGTATCTTCTGAAGAATCTTTTTATAACTATATAAATCCAGCAGGTCAGTATACATTTAACTTAGATACCGCTGAAAACTTTTATTTAAAAGATTCTTTTGATACCGCTGTAACCCCAGGTGAATTTATTTGGGGTGGAGGATTTTTATCAACAGGTGTACCTACTACTGCTTCTGGGTTTGATTTACCACAAGGTGATGAAACTATAGAGGTTCATATTAATCACCCATGGTTATCTTCATATGATGCATATAGAGCTGCTTATGTTTATTTGACTGGGGATACTACTACTTTACCCGCAACACTAGCGGCGGATATTGATTGTACATCAAGTGGTAATGGTACTGCTGCTGTTATGTTTAGACAATCTAAATTTATTCCTTTGACATCAGACCAGATTAAAGGTAAGCAGCAATCAATTTACTTAAATGAAAACGCGGCAGCCTTAAATACATTAGCTGCATTCACACCAATTACATTTACTTCTACAGGTCAATCTTTAGCAACTAGTCCAACTCTTGCTGCTATCCCACCGTTAAGTAATAACACTAATCCTAATTTTGTTGATTATGCGAGAAATGTCAAAACTTCATTTGAAGCGTTTGACCAGTATTTGCTAGGTAAAAACACATGTGGATCATATCTATTTGTATCTTCTGATGATCATGAAGCCGTTCAAGTAGATGGGGATTCCGTACAGTCAAGTAAAATTGTTCAGTTCGGTTCTTCTAATTCAATTAACATACCTTTAGTATTCCAATATAGAATGACCGATTATTTTGGAACCGGAACAGGATCTGCTGGTGGTATTGGTAATATTGCAGGTGATAGTACCGGAGCAACTACTAATCTAACATATGCTAAAAAAGTTGGGTTTGACGTTTATCCTAACGGTAATGAACCTTATCAATTTGATATTGAAATCTTTGCTAAGTATAAGTCGGATAATCTTAATGTAGATGTATTCCCAGCTGCCACGGTTACTAAAGGATTAAATGATTTGGAAAAAGTAATTAGTAAGCTTTCACCATCGGTAACTGCAACTAAGGTTAACCAAGTAGTTAGCTCAGGTGGAAGTGTATCTACTGGTGCTATTAGTAGAGGGATAGCGGATAGATAATTTTCACTGCCTTCTTGGTGAATAAATAAAAAAAGTGAAAATTAATGGCCGAGCCCTTACTTGATAAAGCCTCATATAGTTTATTAAGAACAAATCCAAAACTTACCGGTAATGTTAAGCTGGTTAGTAACGGGAATGATTTGTATCTAGAATCGTTTAGTTCCAATTCTCAGCTATCATCGTCTTCATTTAAGGCATTTAAAATTGATGGTACGCAGACTTATGATATTGATGTTTATAACTTTTTTCAAAGAGGAAAGTTTCCTACCGATTTAGCTTATGAAGTTTTTCAAGAATTTCAAGATGTTTCAGTTTTGTCTTCTTATAATAGGCAATATGAAATGTTTTACTCGGCAGGTACACGGTCGGTAGCATCTGATGCATATTCTGAAAATTTAGGTATGCTCGCTCCTTTATGGCTGAATCAAAAGATACCTAATTATTTTGTTATATTTAGACTAGATAATCCATCTGCTGTAAATAATACCGATGCAGCCGTTCCAAACGAGGATGAAATTTTAGCACAAACGCCTGAAAAATTTAAGGAATTTGTTTTACAAAATTGTACAGCAATTAAAACATTTGACTTATCTGAGAATTCTAAGTTAGGTGCTTATATTAGAAGATACCGAAATAAGGAGGGGTTTCCAAAGGCTCCCTTAACAGTTAGTTGGAGAAAAGATGAACCTATTACATGGAATGGTATTTCATATAAAAAAGGTGGGTTTACATCAAGCGGTAGCTTTTCATATGATGGTCTTGTTACACAAGATGCAACTATTATACAAAATGAATATTTCTTTACACAAGGATTTGAAAGAAATGGTATTCTTTTAGCAAACCTAATCAACTTTGAATTCTTATTCTCTGATCCTGATGCAGAAGATTATTCAATAAATCGCTATTTTGGTTTATATGTAAATGAAATAGAAGAAGGGTTATTTGATATTTCAGGTGAAGGGTTTTACAAAAACACAGAGAAAACACAACTTCCTAAAATTAAAACTATTACTGAGGTTTCACAGTATTTAAATACACCATTTGAATTAACAAATAGAAATGGTATACTTTTATTCTTGGATCCTACTAAGACCACAGAAATTACAGGTCTTCCTACACCACAAAGAGTTAGCGAAACAGATTCAATATTTTATGTAAAGGATAAAGATGATCAATTTCATACAATTAAAAAAGGTTCTAGGTGGGGTACAAACCAGATAAGATTGTTTGATAAAAAAATTGATATATCAAAACTTGCAGGATATAAAAATCCTGATACTTTTGCCAATGCACAAGTTATTAATAAAGCAGGTTCTGCTAATTCATATGTTAAGGTACTAGGGGAATTGCCTGTTGGTACTACATTAAAGTTTTATGATGGCCCTAATCTGATTGGGCAGGTGGCGGCTAATGAATCTTTAACTAATGGGCCGGGTACTAGCTTTGAAGCATTCTTTAATCCTAATGGTACACCAGAAGAAATTGCAAGAGCAATTAGAAAAGCCATTTCGTTTGGTATAAACATTGATAAAAGATTCTTTATTGCAACTATAAATAAAGATACTGTATATTTTACTAGCAGATTTTTTGGTTCACGATTTAATAGACTGAAGCTTAATATAAACTGGTCTGAATATTCCCAAATAGAAGGTAATTTGGTATCTTATCCTGAAACATCTTTTCAAAACGAGACTACTAATTTTGTAGGAGGTAATGATAAAACTAATTCATTGCTTAAAGTTGCAGCCGGCGATCAACTTAGATTTGTAAAAGGTAATTATGTAAAGACCAAAGCTGGATATGCATTAATATCAGATTGGGTTCCGTATTTAGAAGAACCTATATTTGATGGTAATGGCAATCAATTAGGTTATACTGATGTAGATAAGTATGTTATTGTAACAGTTGATGATAACCAAATAGATTTAACAAGATCTGGGCAAGTTTCTCTATATTCTGATTATAGACCTTCGTTTGGTAGATTTTCATTCTTTGGGGTTAGAGATTTTGATTTTGATTTTTATAGTGATCTTTATAGTGAGCTAGGCGAGCTTAATTATGAAATAGCTGAATATAACCAATCTGACGGTATTTCAACTGGAGTCACTGGTGTAACTGGAGTTCCATCAACTTCTTATTTTGGTGTAAGTGAATGGGAGGACATTAGAGAGTTTTATGATTCAGGTGGATTTAGTAATTTAATAGGATTGCTAAAAGAATCAGATCCTGATGTTACTTTTGACATTGCAATATCTTCAGAGTATCAAAGATTAGAAGAAAACTATCTTAAAGAACAGGCTGTTGCCTCTAGGGTTATACCTTATATTAATAAATGGGGATGGTATAATGGTGGAACCGATGTAAGGAATCATCCATATAGATTAAATTTGAGCATGGCATTTGGCACAGATAATTTTGCGCCATCTAAATGGGCTACCGGTAGATCTCCTCAGGGATTTAGTCATGAATGGTATTACTTATCTGAATTTCCTCCTTACTTTACGGATGATGCAATAAAATCATCATGGAGTTATTTTGATAATGCACCATCTGATAACGCAATAGATTCCAATGGCAATATTGTCCCAGGGACTTTTCAAAGAACTGACATAAATTATTTTAATGAATACTTTATAACTGATAGGTTTACTACTGGAGGTACAATCAATCTTATTAATCGCCAGCTTAGATATGGTAGGTTTACTGGTGGTGATAGAGAAAATTTTGCAGAAGCATTTTTAAGAGGGGTTAGGATTATTATTAAACCAAAATCTAATGGTGAAGAAAAGCCTAATTTTAATGCAAAGAGATTGTCTTATATTAGAGATGCTAGATTTAATGATTATAGGTTCTCGGTTATGTTGGTTCCTAATGCACCAGACAAACCTAAAAAACAGATTAAGTTTATAAAGAACGAGAAATGGAAAACGGTTACTATGCTTATCTTTGTTTCTTTTGATAATGATTGTATAAATGGAGGAGCTCCTATTATTGATAGAACTTCTCTTTATTCAATGAAAAGTTCAATTGAAACCCTAAGTGACTGTAGCCCAAACGAATCAACAGGAGGATCATATTCCTATAAGAACTCTGTGATGCAAGGCTCTATAAGTTTCTCATCTTCACAGTGGGAACCTGCGGTTAATGCATATTTAATACAAGGAATTCCTGATGCCTTTGGAAATCCTACGCGGTTTATTAGAGACATAACGATTGGGGCGGATGGTCAATTTAATAACATAAAATTTCAAATTAGTGGATTTGAGTATGAAATTAGTGGAATCAGTAGAATATTAAACGATAATAAATTGTATGCAACCACTATAACTAAAACACCATTGCCTAGTGGTACTATTATCCCGATTACATTACCTGATCCAACTGTACCTGCAATATCATTAAAAAGAGCAACCTATAATATAGTTGGTGGTGGATTTAATGAGTATTTGCAAACATTGGATAATGTAAGTTTTGCTGCAATACTTGGAGCGGTTAATGATGGAAATCCTGATATCATATATGAAACTATTGACAAAAATGGTAAACAGAAACTTAATAGTGATGGGAGTCTTTCTATGACATTTGCTGTTGAACTAAGGGCACAAGATGATATTCTTAAATCAACTTATATTGGTGTTTTACCAGATCCTAATAAACCAACGGTCTTTAACTTAACCGATATTATTGGATATGATCTATCATTGCAAAGAAAGCCTAGAATTAATCCAATAGGTAGACATTCAGGTTGGTATGAACCTATTTCAAGACAGGTATTATTTTATAAAGATCCATATTCTAATATTGACTTTACTACATCATATACAGGAAGTACAGGAAACACAGGAAGCACTGCGTATTCAAACGTGCCTGATGAAGCGTACAAGTTCAAGGTATTTAATCTATGTAGATATGCAAATGCAGAATTTAATAGTACATATGCCAATTTTGGTTTGCTGAAGAATTTCTTTTATCATAAAGTTAATCAAGAAGACCCTTCTTCTGTGTTAGAACTTTCTACTAACTCTGCATACTTAAGCCTATATCCTTTAATTAATGAAGTAGGTATTGACTATAAAGACTTCTACATATTTTCTTCAAACTGGGAGCCTGGTTATTTTACTAAAAGTATTGATAAGAATAAGATACAAAGTATAATTGGTACTAGATCAATGACAGAGAAAAAGTCCTTCTTTGGTTCTAAGTATCTAAAAGTTCCACAACAGATAACACTAGAAACTTTTGTACCTAGTGAATTCTTTAGAGATGCAATAAATGACCCTTCTCTTATAGATGGTACATTTATGTATGAAGAAGATCAAGCTAACACTAGGTTTTACTTATTCATACAAAAAAGATTAACAGAGTATCTATTTGATCAAATAAAACCTAAATTTGAAGAATATGTTAATCCTGACTTTGGTTTTGGAAATACCGAAACATTAGATGATGATGTTAACCAGTATATTGAAAAGAATATTTTAAAACTATACAAAGTAGGTTCTGTTAATTTTTATGTTAGGAATAGTAGAGAAAATATTCCACCTACTTATACAACAGCTGAACTTACTAATGCAGAAAAGTCTTCAGCTGGTCTTTCAATAGAAAATAATATATCATCTAAAATACTTAATACTAATCCGTTTGATTTAAGGCTAATATATAACAAAAGGACTGGATTTTCTGAATCATTTGGGTTTAGTGTAACTTTAGTTAAAAAATAAATAGAGGAATGCCGATTACTATACAAGAACTGCTAGCATCTGACACGATATCACAGGCGGTTGATAAGATTAATTTTAATTTTGACCAGCTTATATTGAATGGTGGTGGACCTGCTGGCCCTGTTGGACCAAACGGCCCAACTGGTCCAATAGGAGGAAGAGGTGTTAGAGGAAGTAAATGGTTTGAAGATCCTAATGCAGCTGCAACAGATCCTAATACTCTTATCTTTGCTGATATTGCATCTGGTGACTATTACTTAGATGCTGATGGGCAGGTATGGGAATATAATGGAACTATATGGGTAATTACCACTGTTGATTTAACCGGACCTCAAGGTATTCCAGGGGCATCTGACGGTTTTCAATTCTTTGGAGGTTTCCCTGGTGGGGCTGCTGCTGGTAATGATAACGTTGCTTATCCAACTGTTATGCCAGGTGGTATTGCAAGTGGAGCAGATCAGTTAACCAATGAAGCAGTACCTTCTCTTTTAATTGCAGGTATTCCACAAAATGCACCGGCTACCCCAGGTATAACTTATACTAATGCTTTCCAAATTAGTACTGCGATGATGGAAGATTTAGATTCTTCGGTTGTTAGTACTATTATACATCAAAAGGATAGCGCCGCAAGTGCTATTAAATTTATGGGGGGTGGGGCTGTAGCTGCTGAAAATTTTGAACAGGATGATGTTACACTATTATCAGAAATTAAACTAACCGACGATGATGCTCTTAGCATAAATGTTATTAAACCTGCAACATCCCCAACAGTTATTAGCAATCTAATTGGATTTAGCCTAAATACCACTAGAAGAGGTCAATCGTTTAGGGCAGGTAAACAGATTAATATTGAATCTGGTACTGATTCTGTTTTTTCTGGTGTATCTACTGAAAACTCTGATGTCACAATAACGGTTAACACGAGTAATGCTGCTAATCCTGGTAAGTTTTCGGTAGCGTCTACTGCAGTGGGTTCTTCTGCTAGTTTTGAATTAGGTGGAAATATTTCATCTATAACAACAACTACTAATACAGGTAGGATTACAGGTGCTGCTGATAGAATCAGATTTGTTGCTGCCAATACAGTTGATATAAGAAATGGAAATAATTATGTTTCAGTTGAGCCTAGTAAAGTTGAAATTAGTGTACCAGGAAATGACATTTACCTATTAGGAAATGGTGGTGATATCTTTGTTGATGCTGGTATTGGTGGAGCGGTGGAGCTTAATGGTAATGGTTTAACTTTTGACGCCACGGCTACTATTGTTGGAACGGCACCTTCTATACAATTAACTGCGGCTGATGTACTTACTCTACAAGGTGCCCCCACAGATGTACATAAAATTACTTTAGACAATACCGCTGTTACTACAGGTGGTGCTAAGTTCCAAGGTAACATTGTTTGGAGAGCAAGCGGTTTATCTACAAACGCAGGACCTATAGGTCATCGTAGTATTTTTATACAAAAAGAAGGGAGTATAACCCAGTCACCAGTTTTTATACAAGCAGTGGATGCGGGGTCATCGAGTTTCTATGGATTGGTTGTTTCTACTTCCATGACAAGAGGAGGCTTTTATAGCAGCGCTTATAACTCTACCGTGGTTCATAATACAGGTGTAGTGATAGATGGTAATTCTGCTAATACTGGTATTGAAGGTTTTAAACTTGATGCAGCAGATAGTATTAGCGCCAGGGATCATACTCAATTTCATGCGCAGCGTGATAGGACATCGATTGGAAATAGACTTCAATATGTTAGGAGATCATTGGTTGTTAATCCGTGTACTGATGGATTGTCCTCTGGACTAGGTTTTACTGTACCTACTTCACATATGGATGCAACGTATCTTGATATCCAATTTGCTAATTTTGGCTTTTCCCCCGCGTCCCCTGCTGTATCAGATGATTTTTTTAATGTCTATTTGCCTGATGGTGAGTATGAAGGACAAAAACTTATTTTACATATAACGGCCGCGCCAGGTATTTACGCCGATTTGACTTTAGGCTCTTTTAGATGGCCGAGCACGTCTGGATCAGGTGGCCAAATAGGTATTTACGTAAAGGCCAATGCAGCCGGATTATCAACATCTTATACAAAGATTGGTCAAATGATCATAGGCAAACCTAATATTAACCCTAGAGTAGGTTCTGAATTTTTAGCCGAGCTTGTCTGGATTGGTCGAACATACCAAACAGTTGAAACTGGCATAAGTGGAGGTGGGTTATTCTCTGTTGATCGATATCATACAATGGGATGGGTTATGGTAAGTGGCCCTGGCATACTTAGTGCTGTGGGTGGGCAATTCCAGGCGATTGAAAATTCACAAACATATTCTTAATAGTTAAGGAATGAATACAGAAGATAGAAAAGAACTTAAGAACTTTGTAGATCGTTACAAAGAAATTGAAACCTCAATTGACCTAATGCAGAAAAGCATTGAAAGTCTTGCAGAGAAAAGAGATGGTTTATTTGATGAATTGGAAACACTTAAAGTAAAGGAAGAGCAATTCATGAAAAGAATTGTTGAAAAATATGGAGCTAGCGAAGTTACACCACATAAGCTATTACAACTCTATGAAGAAGGCATATGATAGTTATTAAAAACATATTAGCGTTTTTAACGGATCCCAAAAATACTAGAATGCTACTATTAGGTGGCATTGTTGTATTGGTGATGCTACTTCTTAGACAGTGCCAAGCTACCCAAGAAGCACAAGGTGAGGCCGATAGAATAAGTAATAATTGGAAAGCTTCTCTTGATGAAATTGAAAACTATATTAACGAAAAGGGTAATACTGAGGCTGAAATACTAGCTCTTACTTTAACGTTAGATGAAGTTAAAGATGAACTTGATTTTGAGAAATCAAAGCCACCTGTTACTGTTATTAAGTATAGAACCGAAATTGTTGAAAAAATTGTAGAAGTTCCTGTAGAGGTTAAAGATACGATCATAGGAAACTTTAATTCTGCTCTTACTATTAATCAAGAAAATAGTTGGTCAAATAGTTCGAGAAAAATTGGAGTACAAGTTCCATATAATGCAATAGGTGATTCTTTAGTTTTTGGAAATGCAACTATTGACCTGAGACAGAATATTTGGTTAACTGCATCAATTTTAAGAGATAAGAAAACTAAAGAAGTATTTGTAAATCTTGAAACAGATTATCCTGGTACTACATTTAATAATGCACAGGGTATTATGATTGACCCTAAGAGTTCAGGTTTTAGAGATTTGCAATTTCAAAATAGAAAGCCTTTTGGTATAGGTGTTCAATTAGGATTTGGTCTAAGCGGTAATACAGTAGGACCTTATGTAGGTATTGGAATAAACTATACACCAAAGTTTTTACAATGGTAAATAAATAGAATAGATGGAATCCTCTAGATTTATACAAATAACACCGGAAATTTTGATTGAGTATGTTTATACCGATCAAACAAATCCAAGTACATTTAATACATTTACATACCCTATTGAAATTATGAGGGATGGTCATACCGGTGGTTCTTATATGTTTAATACAGATTCTGTTTCGGCTACCATGGGTAACTATAGGGATATATCGGCGGTTGCTCTTAATAGTGCAAAAAGTCAATATGTGCTATTAGATACCAGTGTAGGTGTACCTTATAACGATTATGATCCGGAATTAACGGATAGCACAAACCTATTACAAAACTTTTCGCCTTTCCTTGATATTGAATACGACAGAATAAGAGTACACTTTATAGCGGGATTTAATTTTGAGGGCTTTGATGGTTATGTGTTTAATGTAGCTGTACCAAGAAGGGATGGAGTTGCTATAAATCTATCATCTATTACTTATCTTAAAACTGACACCCCGGTATTTAATCCTGACCCTTTACTTATTGCTGATAAGTTATTCTCAACTTATATTGAGTGGAGAGTACCTGCTTTGTACTATATGAATAATAGCTTTAGTACAGGTGATCCTAATGGATTAGGATATAGATTAACAGAAGGACAAGGATTTAGAGGTACTCCTACTATAAATTTACAGGTATTAGGAATATCTGAAACCTTAGTTGATAACGGCTATAACTTCTATAGTGTAAGAGAGCTTAATGCTGTTGATATTTTAAGTAGAGATATTTATGATAATCTTTATGCTGAGGTGGTTGAATCCAGCGTAGGAGATTACTTTGAATTGACCGGTGTTGTTACGGGTTCTTCACTATCTAATTTTATTGCCCAGCTTAATTCTACTGGTGGAGATTACATGATATTTCATGAAATTACTGTTAGCGAACAGCTAGGAAGTATATTTGAACAATCAAGCAATCAGATCATATCACAGACTACTGATTTTGATGAACCTATTTTATTTAGACCGATTATTCTTAATAGTTCTATAGCAACATCTTTTGCGATTAATTATACACTAAGACTCTATAATCGTGCTGATAGTACACAAATTATTAAAAATGCTAGATTAGTGTCAACTGATGTTAGAAAATATGGCAGAAGACTTATGAAAATTAATTTAGGTGTGGTACCTACCGTTGCAAATGTAGTAAACCAAGTATCAGCTGATGATGGTAGAAACATTATTGTATCAACAGGTTCTTCTGTGAGTTCTTCTAATAACAGTGCGAATACCTCTGAGCAGATAGCAGAAAAATTGGTTGTTAAAACTAAGTATGTTACTACCTTTAGAGATAGAATAAACATAAAGGCATCAATTTCACCAGTCAAAATTCAAAATGTAACAGATGACGGCAATTAATACTAACATACCATTATCCGAAAAGGAAACCACGATTTATAAAAAGTTTAAATCATTAGCTGTAAATGAAGAGCCTAAACTTCAAGGGGACGGTGTGATTAAGATATCACCGTTTGATGACTATTTTATTTTTACTCTATATAATGAAATTGACGGAGAAAATGTACCTATTGATTTGAGCAATGTAGGCACTCTCTTTATGGTATTCGTTGGGGCTAATGATGAAATAAGAATTCCTAATTATACAAATGTCCAAGATATTGATATGTCAGCTGGGCAGGTATTATTTAAAGTAGATAAAGAAAATTCAAAAAAAGTTTTAGCATTAGACAATAAGAACTTCTATATCTCCACAATGATGATTGATGAAAATGGAGAATCTGATGAATCTGTAGTATACACTGGTACATTTCTTTCAATTGATGAGGCTTCAAAAAAATCATCAACCCAGGAAATAGAAGATCTAAGAATTCAATATTCTAAAGAACTTGCTTCATATAAAGAACAGATAGATTCTCTTAATACTCAAATCGCAGAACTTATACAGGTAAATGAAGAGCAGACTACAGTCATAAATGGATTAACTGTAAGTAATACTAATTTGACAGATGAGGTTGCAAGATTAAGTGAAGCGTTAGGAGATGCTAAAGCTGAGGCTGTATTAGCAGAAGCCAGAGCTGCGCAAAAAGCAGAAGAAATTAATAGGTTAAGACAGCAACAAGTTCAAGCAATACAGACTGCAAGTTCTGGCAGTTCAGGAATTGGCGGTGTTAGGAAAAAGTATTATTACCAGACGGCTGCCGAAAATTTAAGACAGAATGCACCAGGCGTAACACCGGTTACTTCTGCTAAGGCAGGTGTTTCTACTACCTTTACTCCAGCTTCGCAATCACCTTCAACTGTTATTAAGCAATCAAGGGATTTTGATACTAACGGAAATATAAGCGCGGTATAATGTTATTAAGTGCAAGAAATAATCAGTTTAGGTTTACATTTCCTAGAAACTTTATTCCTACCCCTATTGCAGATAAGTATAGGCCATATCTAAATAGGATGCCAGGTGGATTAATTAAGGAACCTATTGACTTTTTTAATTATGGAATTCAATCTTTGAACTTGCCAGGCCCTAGCTTTGATCCAACTACACAAAATGACTTTCCTGGTAATACAAGAAGATTTAGAAGTAGTTTACCAAAACAAGAATTATTTGATAAATCCTTGACGGTTACTATGCAGGCATTTGATGGGTGGATTAATTATTGGATGGCTGTTGAAACTTTTGATTACTACTATTCATTAAGTGGAAAGAGTCCATTCTTACCACCAGGACCTGGGATCCAAATGATGGATGGAGAGGGAAATATTTTTGTTACAATTCAATTAAAGGAAATGATTATGACAAGCGTAGGTTCATTAGACCTTAACTTTTCAAGTAATACTATTGAGTTTCAAACCTTTGATATTGAGTTCTCATATAACATACTAGAGGTAGACGTAAACCTTAGCTAATATATAACTAAAATAAGGAAGTAAATGAAAACCTTTAAAGACTATTTAACAGAGAACCATAATGATTCTATTGATATTCAAAACCTATTAAATGAATCTCTAACAGAAGAGCAAGAAGCTGCAATTGACAATGCAATTTCTAAGATCATGGAAGAACATGAAAACGGTAGAGATCTTGAAGAAATTATGGAGGAAATTGTAAATGAAGGTATTTTAGGTTCTGTCTTAGGAGGTCTTACTGGTTTTGCTTTAGGTAAAGCTGTAGGTGGAGCTATTGCAAAAGTATTAGGAATTGAAAAAGGCGCTCTTTATGATCTTTTAACCAGTCGATTAGTTGGTGCTGCATTAGGTGCGGTATTAGGTAAGAGGCTATAATTTAATTAATGTGACTTACATAGGAATAGACTTTTCTCTTAATAGCCCAGCTGTATGTATTCAGGATAACAAAGGGAATTACAAATTTATCTCATTCTTTAATTTTGGAAATCGTTTATGGGATTCTGAAAAAATGCCAAAGGCGTTCAGCTTACATAAGGAGTTATCAGATGATAACACTATTTTAGCAATACCGTATAATAGAGAAGTTGATAGCAAAGAATTTCTCATAAGAGAAAGACAGAAACTTAATGACGGTTCTGCTATAGCCGAGCTTATGTCAAATATTCTTGTAACTTTTTGTGGAACGCAGAATGTTACAATTGGTCTGGAAGGTTTCTCTTATGGATCTACCGGTAACTCTTTTATTGATATTGTTCAGTACAATACATTCTTAAGAAATGAATTACTCCAAGCATATGGGTCAGAAAAGATAAATGTTTTTCAACCATCTCATGTTAAGAAATTAGCAGGCAAAGGAAATGCAAATAAACACTACATGGTTAAGGCATTTCAGGATGATGTCCTTAATGATAAAGATCTAAGGAATACAAAATTATGGAAATGGTGTAAAGGAAAGGACTTTTCGGAAAAGATTCCAAAACCATTAGATGATCTTGTAGATTCATACTTTATACTTAAATCTATACAAGCTAACCAATAAATACTATTCTTTCAATCAATCAGTTAAATTTTATATTGTAGATCCAGAAATTAGTTTCAGCTATTTATGATAAAAGCGATAAAAAATAGAATACTTCTTAAAAAAGATGAGCAACCAGATAAAATTGGTTTAATCTATGTACCTAAACTAGAAGGTCAGCATGCACCCCCCTACTCTGGCATTATCTTATCAGTAGGTCCTGATATAGAAGATCCTGATTATGAAGAAGGTTTGAGAGTCATATTTCATGATTTAGCAGGTACTGAATTTGAAGTAAATGGAGAAAAGATTTTTAGTATCAGGGATACTGACGTGACTGCAATAATTTTTGATAAAATATCTAAACCTACTGAAACTAAGTAGGGATTTGGATATATAATTAACAAAGGAACTGATTATTCAGGGACTTTTAAACTGGCACTAACAAGGCAAAGTATTATTGGCAATTCCCGGGCACGCAAATAGGCAATGCTAAGTTAGGCTTTTAATAAACAAAAGTTAAACTTAAAAAAAAGGCAAAGTAAAATGGCAAATGAATTTGACATCTTCAGTGTTAGCGTCAATGACCTAGACACTGGCGACAGAGAAAGATCCGGTGGATCTGACCTCTACACTCCAAAACCCGATCAGGGTCAAGACGGTACTTACCGTTCTCTAATTAGGTTCCTACCTAATATTAAAAATCCACGCAAACCTTTCGTTCGTAAATTCGTCTATTGGTTGGAAGACCGTGACGGAAATGGTTTCTATGCTGACTCACCATCAACAGTTGGAGAAAAATGTCCAGTACAGGATATGTTCTTTAAACTTCGTAACAGTGAATCTGCTGTAGATAAAAAGATGTCCGAAAGTCTAAAGCGTAGAGAAGTATTCTATGCATTGGTTCAAATCGTTAAGGATCCACAAAATCGTGATCTTGAAGGTCAAGTCAAAGTATTCAAATTTGGATATAAGATTAAGGCTAAGATTGATGAAGAATTGAATCCACAATTCGATGAACCAACTCAAGTATTTGATCCGTTTGAAGGTAAGAACTTTGAATTGGTAATTTCAAAGAAAGGTGGTTATCCTAACTATGATTCTTGTAAATTCCAAGGTTCTCGTTCTGCAATGGCAATCAATGGAGAAAATGTAACCGATTCTGATGAAGGTCGTAAGGCAATCCTTGAATTCTTAAAAGATGCCCCTGATCTTGGTAATTTTGATTACAAATCATGGAACGATGAAACTCGTAACAAGGTAATGAACATCCTTTCTCAATATAGCTCGCCGGGAGCTTCTATTGAAACTGTTATGCGTAAGTCTGAACCTACACCTGCACCTAAGAAAGTTGAAAAAGCTGCTGAGGCAGTAGCTGAAGAAACCACTGAAGCTGCCCCTGGCGGAGATGACTTTGATGATTTCATTAACGGATTAGATCTCTAATCTTATGGCAACAGAAGTTAATATTTCTTCTGAGATGAAGACTCGGATTATCGATAAGGTAGTCCGAGTCCTTCATCATAGCCATTCTCATCCTGAAAAAAGAAGGCCTTTAGAAAGTAGAGATAGGTTAAATTTTGCATGCCCGTATTGTGGAGATTCAACTTCTAACCCTCGAAAGAAAAGAGGTAATCTTTATTGGAATGATCTGTATATTCATTGTTACAACTGCTCTGCTCACGTTTCTTTGGATGTATTTTTAAAGGATCATAATTTAAACTTTGAAGGAGAAGATCGTGTTGAAGTATTAAATTACATCAAAGAAAATAAAAGAAACTTTTCGTTTGGTGAAAGCTTAGATTTTTATCTTTTTGATAAAGCAAAAGAATTGGCATTAACCTTTGATGAACTTGCGTTAGGATTTAACATCTATCCAATTAACTCTCTAACATATAGAGCTTATCCATATCTTAAGAGTAGATTACTTCATCATAAGTCTGGTCATTTTGCATATGATCCTCGTCGAAAAGAATTATATGTTTTTAACCTTACGCCTGAAGGTAAGATACTTGGTTTTCAAACTAGGGATCTTGAAGGTAATGGTCCTAAATATAAAACATGGAACATACAAAGAATCTATGATAGATTAAAGAAGCCTCTTGAATTATCCGATGATGAAATTGATAATCTTAATAAGATATCAATGTTATTTGGAATCTTAACTGCTGATTTTAGTAGAGACTTTACAATATTTGAAGGTCCAATTGATTCTATGTTTATGACCAACTCCATCGGATTAACAGGCGTTAAAAAACAGATCGTTGAATTTAATGAAATTCCAACCGCTAGGTATTTCTTTGATAATGATATTGAAGGTAAAACACGAATGATTGAAAAACTTAAATCTGGGCAGTATGTATTTATGTGGGATAAGTTTTTAAAGGATTATTCAATACCTTCAAAAAAGGTAAAGGACTTAAATGACTTAGTTAAATATGAGTATACTAATCGTACTGGGTGCCTTAAAGAGATAGATAGATATTTTACAAATAACCATTTAGACATTATCTTTATATGATTAAGAACTTTGTAAATTTCATAAATGAACAATTTGATGATTTCTATGATGACTTTGAAACCAGTCAAAAAAAGATTAAGCTGTTTACAAAGTTTACAAAGAGTGATCTAGATCATAAAGAAAAAGGTATTAAAATTGATACGCCTAAAAAAAGGTTTCAACCTAAAATAAGGGTTATGTCTAAACAATCTGATAAAGGAATATTCTAATGGCATTTGATGATACACAAATAAAACAGGCTAATGAAGAATTAGAAACTAGATTAGCCACCGATCGTATAGATTGGAAAAATAAAATCAATGACCTTGTTCATAAGATTAAGAATATGAATGATCTAGCTGAATGTCAGGTTAATATGTTATCTTATCGGCAAATCCTTTTGGATAAAGTTACTGATTTTAAGACCATGATATATAAAAGGAACGCCACGTGGGAAAGGTATTACCGCCAACAATATCGAGAGTATACTCTTAACTATGACGTTAAACTAACAAGTGGAGAAAAACATCAATTCATTAAGGCAGACTTATCTGCATTAAGAACACAAATAGATATGCTTCAGTCACATGTTGATTATTACTATGAATGTATTAAGACATTAGATAATATGGCATTTGCTATTCGTAACCGTATAAGATTAGATGACCAACAACAATAATGGAACTTTCGCTCTCTGATAATAAAAAGTTTTTAGTTATTGATTCATGTACCGAACTGGAATATGAACAGCTAAAAAGTAGCTTAACTAAAAAGATTGAAGGATGGAGATTCCACCCTTTAGTTAAAAAGAGAGTGTGGGATGGAAATATTTCCTTCATTAAAAGAAATAAAATTCCAGCAGGTCTTTGGAAGGAAGTAATAGACATCTGTAAGGAATATGATTTAAAGTATAGCCTAAATGGAATTACCGAGATATTTGATACCGGAATTAAGGAATCAGATTTCTTAGAATGGGTTGATGATTTCTTTGCAGATTCTGATATTAAACCAAGGGACTATCAAGTTGATGCGGCATTTAAGATTTTAAGATACCGCCGCTGTCTTGCTGAATTAGCAACATCTGCAGGTAAAACTCTAATCTCTTTTATGGTTGTTGCATATATGATGGAACAGTTAGGTATTAAAAAGATCTTAATGATTGTACCTAATGTTAGTTTGGTTGTGCAGGCAACTGGAGATTTTGAACAATACAATAAAAGTAGGGTTCCTATTAGGATCCAACAGATATATGCTGGTGTTAAGATACGAAAAAGCTCTAACATTGTTATTGGTACTTATCAATCTTTAACTAAAAAGGATGAAGAATATTTTCAACAATTTGATGCTGTCTTTGTAGATGAAACCCATAAAGCAAAAGCTAATTCAATTCAAAAGATTATGGATATGTGTTGGCATTGTGATTACCGGTTTGGTCTTAGCGGTACTATTCCTAAAAGAGGTACTGTAAATAGATTAAGTCTTATGTCGGCAATGGGACCTCTTGTTACTCAGGTTAAGGCTAATTATTTACAGGATGAAGGTCATATTGCAAAATGTAAAGTTTTACAGATACACATGGATTATGCAACCAATGAACAAAAAGAAGCATTCTCTAGTTTATCAAAAAATCCTTATGACCGCCAAAAATTGTTTAGCTTAGAACAAAACTTTATTAATCAAAGTGATAAGAGATTAGATTTTGTATGTAATGTAATTAAAAAATCAACCTCAAACTCTTTGGTTCTATTTCATAAAATTGCATACGGTGAAAGGCTATATCAAAAATTAAGAGAAATTACAGATAAGAAAATTTATTATGTAGATGGTTCTGTTAATGCTGATATTAGAGAAGAGTTTAAAAAGAGAATGGAAAAGAATGATGATGTTATAATTGTAGCATCATACGGTACATTCTCCACTGGTATTTCAATTAAAAACATTCATAATATCTTTTTTACCGAATCATTTAAGTCCGAGGTAATTATAAGACAGTCAATTGGCCGTGGTTTAAGAAAACATGCATCAAAAGATACTGTAAAGATTTATGACTTTATTGATGATTTTAGATATAAAACAGACGATCATGATTGGTTAAACTATATTTACCGTCATGGTATGTCCAGACGAAACATATACAAGGAAGAGAAATTTCCATTTACGGTTCAAAATATTAGATTCTAATATGTAATATCTTTCTTGATGTACATGGATATATAAAAAAAGAACAAAAAAAGAAATTTATAATGAAGCCTATCAAAAAGTTTTCAACGATTTCAACTGGTGCTACAAAAAGTGCCGACTCTATTTTGGAATCTGCAAGCCTTAGCCCAGAAGCATTAGCTGAACTCGTTCAGAAATTGGGTTACAATAACATTGAAGAAGTTAAAAAAGAAAAAGCTCTTCTTTCAAAATTAGAAGCCCTTCTTAAGGAATTTGCCCCTAAAGATGATGTTAGCGAAGATGACGCTGAAGATATCGAAGATGAGGTATTAAAAATGGGAGAACCTAAATCATTGGAAGATGAGGAAGGTGCAAAAGAAGAAGATAAAGAAGCTGGAGCTCCCGGTGAAGTTGCTGAAGAAGATGAGGAAGCTTCTGAAATTGAAAAAGAAGTCGAAGACGACGAAGACGACGAAGACGACGATGAGTCTGATAGAATAGAAAAGGACACTGTAGAAATGGGTGAGCCTGAAGAAAAGGAAGAAGAAGAAGGTGAAGAGGTTGTTACCGATGATCAACCTATTACTGATGAAGTACCTGAAGAAGGCGACGATGAAGAATCTGGCGAAGAGATTGAAAAAGAAGAAGAATCAGAAGAAAAGCCTGTTGCCAAAAGAAGGATCATGACCTTTGAAGATTTCTGTACCGAAAAGGAAGTTACGGTTAATAAGAATGTTAGTTACCGTGATGATGAAGAAGAAGAAGATTATGCTGTACCTGTAGCTGATTCTGAAGAAGTTGAAGTTGAAGCTGATGAAGAAATTGAGGAAGAGGTAAAAACAACTTCATCTATTAAATCTTTCTCTACATTTGTATCTGAAGCATATTTATCTGAAGAAGCTGATAATGGTCCTGAGTTAACTGAAGAAACTCCTGATGAAAATGGTATTGCTATTAAGATTGCAAAAGGTGACGGTCCTGAAACTGCCGCTGGTATTGCAGGTGATATTATGAATATGGGTAAGGTAAAGAAGGAAGATGAAAAGGACGGAGAAGCATTGGTTACTAAAGATCAACCAATTACTAAAGTTCCTGAAACTTCAAAGGACGAACCTAATGTTCAAGGTACTGTTGTTGTAAAAGAGGAAGAAGAAGTTGAAGCCGAAGAGGAAGAAACTGTTGAAGAAGCTAAAGTATCAGAAAAAGAAATTAAGTCCGATGCTGAATTTGAAGAATATGCAACCGAAATTCTGAAAAATGCACATGGCGACAAATTTGATGAAGCTAAAGCAAAAGAAGTTATTGACGGTTTAAAATCTAAATATAGCGGAGATTATGGCGCTATGGTTGGGGCATTACAATCTTCAATGGGATAATAAATTTATTACATGAAATACGTAAAGTTATTTGAGCAATGGCTGGCAGATAAAAGCCAGCCATTTCTTTTTGAAGGTGGCGCTGCAGGTCATATGAGCCACCCATACGATGATAAGGGATTAACCTTTGGGGATTTTAAAAGTATCATTGATGCAGGTCTTCGTGGTGAACTAAACTTTGAAGAGGATCCTATTGAAAAGACCGATGGGCAAAACTTATTTGTTACTATTAAAGATGGTAAAGTTATGTTTGCTAGAAACACTGGTGATACAAAGGATCCGATGAGCCTTGACCAGTTCGTGTCAAAATTTGAAGCCCATGAAGTTCCTATGGTAAGGGATACTTTTGTTTTTGCTGCTAAGGATCTTGCTAGCCTTTTAGTTAAATTACCTGCAGCGAAACAAGAAGAAATCTTTGGTAATGGTAAAAACTTCATGAACATGGAGCTTATCTATTCTAAAAATCCTAATGTTATTAATTATGATACTGATGTTATCCAATTTCATAACATTACACAAACAGATGGTGATGGTAATATTTTAGGAACTGACAGCAGACCTGCTAAAGAGATACCACAAATCTTAGCCACAGTAAAAGCTAACATTGGTAAAACTTTTAAGATCATTCCACCTAGAGTACTTCAATTAAGACAAGATCTTGATTTTAGTGCTAATAAGAAAAGGTTTGAAGATAAGGTTATTGCTTTACAAAAACGTTACGGATTAAATGATGGAGATGAGGTTGCTAGATATCATGAAATGTGGTGGAGAGAATTAATTGATGCAGACTTTCCTAATCTATCACAAGATGTTAAAGAAGGTCTTTTAAGAAGATGGGCATATGATGATAAGAAATCATTAAACATGAGATCTCTTGAAAAGCAAATCGGTAAAGATGAAGCGGCATTAGTTAAGAAGTATGATAAGGAAGATGTTAAGAAAAAGTATAAAGAAAACATTCAACCGTTTGAAGACTTATTCTTAGAGCTCGGTGCAACAATTATTAAGAATGCAAGTAATTTTGTTGCAGCTAATCCATCTGATGAAGCACAGAGACTAAGAGCATACCTTGATGCAGAAACCACTAAGATTAGAAAGGGTGGCGGTGTTGATCAAATTAAAAGAGTAGAAGATCAATTGGCTAAACTCGATAGAATTGGCGGCCTTGATTCAATTTATCCAAGTGAAGGTATAGTTTTTAGATATAATGGAAAGTTATATAAACTAACTGGCGCATTTGCTCCACTTAATCAATTATTAGGAATTATAAAATACGGCAGATAATGAAACACCTTAAGGATGCTGGTATGGGATATTGGCAACATTGGTTACATGCAACTAAAATAGGAATATCTCTTATTATTCATGCATGGTTTCCTAATCTATTATCCGACTATGCCAGTAACCAACTCTGTAAAAAGAAAGGGGTTGATGGCTGTTGGGATGAAGATGAATGGGATAACTGGTGGGGAGAGTATGGCATATAAAACCTACATCTAATAGGTTATAATTTATTGTAAGTATATTCCATAATAGACTAATCTAATGATGTTAAAAGGCGAGTATTATACTCGCTTTTTTTCTATACTATGTTTTACATGAATATATAAAAGGTAATACAAAATATATGAAATGAAAGAGTTAACTCAAATCTATAAGGAACATGGAAAACAGCTTATTGAGGATCTTCTGAAAGATTATTTGGTAGTGACCGAAAAACTTGCAGGGTCTTCTTTTGCTTTTCAAAAATCAGGAGATTCTTTACAGTATTTTAAAGGTAGTGGAGATAGACCGATTAATCTGATTGATCGTACACTAATGATGTATTATGAAACACCTATTCAATACATTAAGAATGTTACATCTAATATGTTATCTTCTATTCCTGAAAATTGGAGATTTTGTTTTCAGTATTTTGTACATAATCAGCCTAGTGTTATTACTTATGATAAGATACCTTCGAATCATTTGGTTCTTACTCATATTAAGGTAATGAATCCTAATGGTAAAATTGCCAAGATAATAGAAGATCCTAGAGTAATTAAAGATTGGTCATCTGCTTTAGGTGTTACTCCTCTTACTCCTATCTTTAAGGGATATCTTACAAACGAACAGAAGGAAAAGATTAAGTCTTTTATTTCAACACCAAAAGAAGACCATCAGGAGATTTTTAAAACTAGCTCTTTTGCCGAATATCTTATAAGAACACTTAATTCAAATGTAGACTCAACTACATTACATGATGATCTTAAAAAACCAATTGACTCAATTGTGTTTAAGTTTTATAAGCCTGGTACAACCCAAACCTTTTCTGCTAAAATGATTGATCCTTACACAATGAATCTTATGAAGGATAAGGAACCAATTGATTTAAGAAGAGCACCGGCTGATATTAATGAAATTTTATTATTAGATGTTTTGGCATTTATTGAAGAAAGAGGCTTAAAGAAACATGAAGTACTAAGCTCTACACCAGATGAAAGATATCTTGAATTAGTATCAAACATCTTTAATGACTATGTTACCAAAAAAGGTAAGGACATTAAAAATGTTGATATTGAAAAAGCCGATTTTGCAAAAGGTGATGAATTTAATCTAAATATAGATTTAGTGCCTGGTCAAATGACAAGAGATTATCTTAAAGGTGATTCTACATTACAGGATTTATTTAAGATAATGTTAGGCTCTCTTCGTAAAAAGAGAAATCCTGAAAAGGCTGGAAATATAATGACACCTTCGGTTATCAATGACTTTAATAAGATGGTTGATAAAATCAATGATGTAGTAGAAGTTGAAGATGATGGTAAGTTTAAAACCTTTGATGATTATCTAAAGATTAAGTCAACTAATGAATCTCTATTACCAACAGCAGAAGAAATGGTCTTGGAAGAAAGAGTACTTAATTACAATTCATTTATTAACTTAGGTAAAGTTATTGTAGAAGAAGATGGCAAAACCTTAGTAAGAAATAAGAAAACTGGAGATGAGTACGAAGTTAAAAATCCAGACCCTAAAAAGCATGAAATAGTAGAGCCTAAAGGTAAAGAAGATAAGGAGGCAGACGAACAGCCACAAGAAGGTGCAAGTGAAAAGATATCTAAATTATCTAATAAAGTAGGTGATGAAATAGAAAAGATTAAAGATCCGGATAAAAAAGAAAATGCAGAACAGGTATTAGATACATTAAATGTTATTAATGATCCTAATGCATCAAAAGAAGATAAGATTGAAGCAATACAAGCATTAAATGATGCAGGGCTGATTGCAAGAAATAGTGTAACTGCAAAGGCTACAAAAATGTATTTAAACACATCAGCAACGGGTCTTCCAAGAAAACTTTTAGTACCAAGTTCTGGCAGTCCTTCTGAAATAACCAATTTAATGAAAGAAATTGGATTGGAAAACTTCTCGCCTGAAGGCGGAAAGGTTGGCAGAAAGGAAATGACAGCTGCTAAAATATTTGGTGAAGAAAAAGTTGTAAATGTAAAAACTGAAGTATTAGAAGATGGCGTTCAAATAGGTGGTGGTAAAATACAAAAAACTAAAATACCTTCAGATGATGAGCTATTAAAGGTATATGGTTCTAAAGAAGAGGCTGATTTGGCAAAAAAGTTTTTAGAGAGAAGAAATAAGATTATTGATTCTGCAATGGGCTCATTTAAGTCAGGTGAAATGTCAATCATAGAACCGGTTCCTAATACTCCACCTTCATCACCAGAAAACAGGGATAAGCTAAAAAATGCTACAGCGGATTCTATAGTAGAAGGATTTGAGGAACAATTTAAAAAGACAGGAAATACCCCTTCAAAATCACAGACTAAGATTTTAAATGATTTTAAGAATCTTAAAGATATTAAAGATCCTGAAGAATATGATAAGGAATTGCATAGACTTACCGAGGAAATGTTTGCCGACCCATTTTTTGATAGCGCAACTGCCGATGTTGCTGAAATGGTAACATATATGAGTGAACTTAATAAAGGTAATGAAGTATATATGCCAGCCCAGTCAAATTATCCACTAGGTGACATAATATCAATTTCTCCTGAGAAAATAGATTTTGAAAAAGATTCACCAGAAGAAATACAGAGAAAGATGCAATTAATCTATAACGGTGTAGAGGCTAGGTCTATTAAGAAAGGCGCAGGTGGCGCATCAGCATCTGGTGTAAAAACAGATCAATCTTCATTTAATGAAGTTACTAATAAGAAAGGTGAAAAGATTAGTCCTGATGAAATAAAGAATGATTTATCAGATTTATCTGATAAAGATAAAGTATATAATGAACTTATGTTTGGTGATGTTGATAAAGCGGCAAAAAGAATTGAAGAAATTGCAGAAAAATATGATTTTGATTTAAATGATGAAGACTTTAAAAAGAGAAGAGACCAATCAGTTAATTCTGCTGTTGAGAATATTCTTAGTAAGCCTAAGTGCGAGGGGTCAGATAGAGAAAATCTAAAGAAAAAATTGGAGTCATATTTTAATCAAGGCGAAATGTATGCATCGGTGTATAATGAAAATGTTAATGAACAGCTGTTTGTTAATGAACAATACAAATACACTAAAACTAAAGGTCTTGATGTTAATAGAACAGATGGTGTAAATAAGCTTGCTAGATTAAATTTTGCATTTTCTGCAGGATCTTGGAGTTGTGACGGCCGTCCTTCTAATCCTATACCAACAAGGTTTGTAAATGATAGATAAATAAAAAAATATGCATATAATGAAGAATCTTCATAAATTAGATAATTTCATAACAGAGAAAAAGGTAGCTGTTAAAAGGAGATATACTGAAAAGTATCCAGCCAAGAATGTTTCTACTTCAGCAAAAGTTCGCAATGCGGTATTAACCGCTATTGCAGATGGTCATTTAACTGAAGAAGAGGTTTCAAATATTCTATCTGAAATATCTGCTCATAAAAGATGGTTAAACAGAAACTTAGGTTTATTTAATATTAGTGAAGATGAAAATGGTATTAAGAGATATTCATTATCTCCTTATGGTCAAAGAGTAAGAAAGGCCACCTTAAATGAATCTGAAGAACTTAATGAAGCCTTAAAAGTACCTCATACTAAACCTGGTCTTAAAAAAGTAAATATGTTTGTTGGTAGATTCCAACCTTTTACGTTAGGTCATGTTAAGGTATTTGAACAGATGTACAAAGAAAACGGTTTACCTACTGTAGTATTCTTAGTAAGAGGTGGAAAGGCAGATCCTGAAAAAAGACCTTTTGATGAAAATCTTCAGCAGGCTATGTTTGCTAAAATGGCAAAACAATATCCATTCTTAGAAACTGCAATCGTAGTTCCTAATGGTGCTATTGATACTCTCTTTGCTGCTGCTAGGCCAACTTATGAACCGGTTCTTTGGGGTTATGGAACTGACAGAAAGAAGGCATACGATTCAATGATCAATAAAGATTCATATCGCGAACAATTAGGAGTTGATCCAGATTTTACTGGATATGAAATCTTTAGAACTGATGATAACATATCAGCATCTAAAGTTCGTAATGCCCTTAAGATAGATGATGAAAAAGCATTTAAGCAAATGACGCCAAAAAGTATTCATAGTTTTTATAAAACTCTACAAGATATACTACAACCTATAAAAGAAAATCAAAACATGAAAAATTTAAAACCACTTAATGAGTTTGTCCTTAATGAAAAGGATGAAGAAAAGAAAGGCGGTGAGGAGGCCAAAGCCGATGAACCTAAAGTTGATACTAGTGGCGGCACTCTTAAGAGTATGAAGGTTGATGGAACTGATTATAATGCAGTCCTATCTACATTTGATGCAATCGGAGCAAAGCAAAAAGCAATGGGTAAAGATGTTGTAGGTCTTATTACATTACCAGGGGAAGAAGAAGTATATGAACTCTTAGCAAAAGAAGGTACTTCTAATGAATCTGTTATTAATGAAGAGTATGTAGAGCTAATGGATCCAATCCGCATGGCTAATGCAATGGGTGAAATACAACAAGTATGGGATCAATGGAAAACTGGTCCTTTAACAGAACCTAATATGATTAAGCCTGCTCAAAAGGAACTTAAGGGTTGGTTGGATCGCTGGTTCAAACAAAATATTAAATAATGTCGGTACATAGAAAAGTAGTGGAAGAGGTAACTCTTAATCCTAATATGAATGTACAGTCCATGGGTCCGGTAGAATTACCAGGTGATCCAGGATCTATGAATTCTTTTACTGCACAAAAGGTTGGCAGCGGGGATTCTCCAAATGATCCAAAGAAAAAAAATAAAGTTAAGTTATTATCATTTGACCAATTTCTTGACCTTATGAAAGTAAATAAATAAAGGTATAATGGCCATACTACCTAAATACCAGCTAAAGCAATTATTTGAGAGCGGTGACTTAATTACACAGTCAACGCTTGATGCGTTTATTGAAGCTTCGTATAACCCCACCTTGGTTGCAGGTTCTAATGTAACTTTAAGTAAGGTAAGTACACCAAGCGGTGATACAATAACCATTTCTTCTACTGGGGGCGGAGGTGGATCTCCTATTATAGCTGGAGATGGTATTAGTATTACAACCGTAGGTTCTGATAAAGAGGTATCAATTAATTTAGATACATCTCAGACCAACCTTATAATAAATGGTACCGGAAAATTATCATTTGATGGTATTCATATCCAAGATGAGGGCGTTGCTGTAGGTACCTATAGAACAATTAATTTTATAGGAGATGATGTATTAGCTGAAGATAGCGGTACTCCTGGAAAAGTAAATGTTTATATTCCTACACCAACATTTGCATCTCACTTTAACACAACGGATGGTACAACCACAGGAACTGTAAGTGAGAGTGGTATAACTAGAGAATGTGTTCGTATTAGTACACCTACAACAGAAGGTAGCCCATTTGCAACTAATGGCTGGGCTGGTACAAATCAAGATGGGTTTACGGATGGTGGAACAGGTACTGTTACTTTTTCAACAGCACAACAAGTAACTGGTTTTAGCGGGTCTGTAAGTGGTGATGCAAAAATAGTGGTTACCGTATATGACGCAGATGGTACAACAAGTTTAGAGACTTTTGATACGTCTACCGTTAATGCGTTATACCAAAACCAAACATTTACAAGTCCGAGTACAAACATAACTGTACAAATTTTAAATTATGCAGCCGACACTTCAAAATGGAAAGCAAAGGTTTCTGTTGTTGTTAAAGCTGGATCTATTTTAACAAGCAATGGAAGAAGCGGTGGTCGTTTCCATGTAGGTATTGATATGACAACCGATACTACTACAGATGGAGGAACTACTTATGGTTATGATCAAGAGGATGTATTTTTTGATCCAAACCCATCTCCTTTACCTACAGTTAATTCAATGACTCTGGTTGAATCTACGGATCCTACTAAAGTTATAACAAAACACTTGAGTGGTGTTGAATATTATTATAGACTTTCTGAGTTTGAGTTAAATGCATTAGATATTGATAACTTAAACAAAAACACACAAGGATATGTCAATGCTACTGTGGCACCGTGTACTTATAATATGAGAATACAGGCTCCTGACTATGGACTTCCTGCATATAATATTCCTGCATGGAATCCTCAGGTGGGTACATTTAATGGTACTTGGACAAACCAATGGGATTTATTAAATGCTGACTTTGAATATGATTCATGGGATATCACTAATAACAATTACAGATTTAGAAATAATGATGGTATTGGGGAAACTCGGGTCTATGATCCATGGGATGGCACAATTGGTACTTCATCTTCAACACCTGCATCTATTTTAATTGATACATGGAATATAACATCAACTAATTTAGGTGAAGATTTTGATGATGAAAGCGAAAGATTAACTCGCGGTGCATCTTCATATACTGCGTTTGATTCAACTGCAACACTAGGTACAGCAATCAGTAATCAAACTGGTTCTGCTGGTACATTTGACGATGGCTGTGTGGTAGGAAGTAACTTAGTAAGAGCTGATAAGTTTTATGCTGATAATGGAAATAGCCCAGCGGTAGGAACTGTTATAGCTGATTTGACTGGCTATAAGCCTGATAAAAATGGATCAAATCCTGATTATAGTTCATATTCAGGAATTCCAACATATCATAGAAAATTTTATACAAGCAGCGCCTTACCTATTGCAAACTTTGATATGACAGCGGGTGGAACTTGGGGCTCTAGTGGTAATCTTGTTACTGCATTAGCAAATAGCCAAATTAAAATGTATGTAAGAAGAGTAGGTTCTGCTACAAGTGTGGCTAATACATTTGGTCATGGTGCTTATCCACTTGCATTACATGGTGGCCTTTACAATTCAGGCGCTCCTTCTAATCCATTTGATGATGGTGCTAGTGGAGTTGATACTGTAGGATCTCTTATTAGATCTGCAGGCAGTGGAAATACAATCACAGGAACTTTTGGTAGCAATTCTGCAACCGGAGGTTTTTGGCTAGAGATACAAATAATTGATTCAAATATTAGGTTAGATTTTATAAATGTTACTTTAGAATTTACTAACGGTAGCACAGAATCTAACCCAGTATAAGAATGGATAAATACAATAAATAAATTGAGGTAATGGAGAATACATTTAAAGATACAATACATTTAAAAGTCGACAGAAAAAATAACTTATGTCATTTGTCTGTTAGATCTTCTGAGTATAAAGTAGAAATATTCAAAATTCCTTTAGGGGATATGGCTAGTTTATTGTCTCAATTTAAAGAAGGTATGAGATCAGGTGATGACTTAGATATTAAACCAGAAACAGAAGACGTAAATAATAACGAATAATGGGATTTACTTCAGCAGAGGTTGCAAAACTAACATTTAAAGTACAGGCTGGTAATGTCATTGATGCCGATTCAGGTAATTATTGGTATCAGTCAAAACTAGAGAATTCTCCTGCTATTAAGGCAGAGAGAATTATGACAGAATACTCTACTGTCACTTCAAATGTTCCTACGAGCTTTTCAAACTTACAGGCACTTTGTGCTTCTGGTGGTGCGCTTAATGGTGTAGTTGAAGATGAATACACTGGAGTATCTACACGATTAACGATTTTAACAACAGGTAATAATAATACCTGGATTGCATACGATACATATAATACACCTGCTTCTGGTAGAAAGGATCTTTGGATTAATCCAACTAGTGTACCTCATCCTACTACAGGTTTACCCACAAGCTATTATGAAATTGCCTTATATAGTGGAGATCCTGCTAGTGGCGGCGTTGCTATTTCAACCACAGTAGGACAGAGTGGTGGTGAAGTAGGTTGGGTATTTAATTATGATCAAGGTTTACTTTTCTTAGCAAATGATTTAGTTTCTGCTATACAAGCAAACCCTGGTACATATCCAGCTGGTTTAGATTTTTATATAAGAGGTTTTAGATACATTGGTGCAACCGGTATCGGTGGAGCAAGTGGTGCAACTGGATCAATAGGATTCCAAGGAGCAACCGGTGCCACCGGTTTAGATGGTGCTACTGGTGATCAAGGTTTCCAAGGTGCTACTGGTTCTGATGGACTTTCTGGAATCCAAGGAGCAACTGGAGCAACTGGAGATATAGGATCTCAGGGTAGTGCAGGTAATCAAGGATCTACTGGAGCCACAGGAGACCAAGGTAATCAAGGAGCCACAGGAGCTACAGGATTAAGCGGTTCACAAGGATTCCGAGGCGCAACTGGCTTAGATGGATCTCAAGGATTCCAAGGAGCTACTGGAGATAAAGGAGCAACTGGTTTAGATGGAGCCACTGGAGAACAAGGTTTCCAAGGTGCAACTGGTTTAGACGGAGCCACTGGAGATAAAGGATTCCAAGGGGCCACTGGAGAACAAGGAGCAACTGGTTTAGACGGAGCCACTGGAGATAAAGGATTCCAAGGGGCCACTGGAGAACAAGGAGCAACTGGTTTAGACGGTGCTACTGGAGATAAAGGAGCAACTGGTTTAGATGGAGCCACTGGAGATAAAGGATTCCAAGGAGCCACTGGAATAGATGGTGACCAAGGACATCAAGGTGCCACTGGTTTAGATGGTGCTACTGGAGCCGATGGATTCCAAGGAGCTACTGGAATAGATGGTGCAACTGGAGAACAAGGGTTCCAAGGAGCAACTGGTTTAGATGGTGCTACTGGAGCCGATGGATTCCAAGGAGCCACTGGAATAGATGGTGACCAAGGACATCAAGGTGCCACTGGATCAACTGGTTTAGATGGTGCAACTGGAGATAAAGGATTCCAAGGATCTACCGGAATAGACGGTGATAAAGGTTTTCAAGGATCAACTGGTTTAGATGGTTCAACTGGAGCCGATGGATTCCAA